GCAAAGGTCGAGCTCGTTGCCCGTCTGCAGGCGCATCGAACCCACCCACCCCGTGAGCAGGTTATCGAATCTTGCGGTGAACGGCTCGCAGTCCACGGGGAGGTCGATACGCACGTCACGGTTTACGTCGCTCTGGGCGCTCAAGACCTGGGCGTATTGGCTGACGATATCAATGAGCGTCCGCAGGGTGTCGGAGTACTGCTCCTGCGCGTCCGTCTGTCCGGGGAGGATCATATCCATGACGAGGATATCGAGGGAGTAGGTGAGGATACCGCGGTCGATACTCGCGCCGCTTATGTCGGCGTAGCAGATGGGGTACTTGTCTCCGGCCAGCTTCTGGATATCGACCTCACTCATCTCGCCCTCCTTGAAGGAGTTGATGAAGTAGTGGTCGAGGGCGATGGTGCCGAGCTCGTCGATTATTTCGTTGACTGTTCTCATGTGTTGATCTTTTGCTTTTCCAATAGGGCGCGGTCCTGCTCATACGCTAACCACGAGAGCGCCGTTTCGAGGTGAGTCCTTTCAACCTCCGGTAGTTTAGTAATGTCCTCCCCTGCGAGATGTACGAACGTGGCGAACCATCCGTATTTCTCGGATAGCTTGGAGCCTCCACCGCCTTGGAATAGCTGTCCAAAGCGTCGACTAATGCGGTCCCGGTACGCAAAAAAAAAGCGGCCGCACCAAGGGCGTGGGCCATCTTCATCTCCCGGAAGAATTCCGAGCGGTCCTCTCCGTCGTAGTCTGCAATTCGGTAGAACTCTCCGTGCTCCTCTACGATGGGGCGGTAGAGGATGCCCATGACCTGGGGGAGGTTCTTATCGAGCGACTCCTTGCAGAGGGTTTCGATGTCTGCGAACTCGGCCACGGTAACGCGGGAGAGGTTCGGGTGGAAGCCGTAGCGCTGATCTAGTTCTATGATGCGCTCGACGGGGTAGTCATCGGAATACTTGTCGAGGATGCCGCCTATCACTCCGCCGATGTGCTGTATATCGGCTTGTGCCATCGCCATGACTTCGCCCTCGGTGAGGTGGCAGAGTATGCAAATCGTCTCCACCACCTGCCGGAGCTCGTCCCCTTCGGGTATGGCTTGGATGCGCAGGTACTGGTCGACGGTTATGTCGTAGAGGTCCTCCGGTATTGTGATGGTCTTCTTCACGATAGGAAATATTTGCCGCTGCGGTTTGTGGTGAGCAAGTTCAAACAAACGTACCGCACCGCGTCGATGCCGTGGTTGTCCTTATCGACGGGGCGGTTGAGGTTGCGCCCGTTCTTGTCCTGCTCCCATCGGTACGCCCGAAGCTCCTTTTGTAGCTGGGTACTCTCTGCCGTCACGAGCAGCTTGTGCCGTCGCATAATGTCGATGCCCTGACGTATCGAGTCCGGCCCCTTCCGTGCGGGCTTGACGTTGTGCCCCAACCGGAAGAGCTCCTCGATACTTTTGGGCTCGGCGCTGTCTGCGATGATGGTCTCCACGTTCAGCTTGTCGAGCTCCTCACCGATGTCGGGGTTGGTGAGTCCGGTCGAGTACAGGCGCTCGTGGAGGATCAGCGTATTCCCGTCTTGGTATACGTCGATGACGGCGGTGGGGTCGTTGGTAAATCCAAAGTCGAGGCCCGTCCCTATCCTTTTGCCGGCTATCTCTCCCACCTCCCACGTGAAGACGGCGGCCTGGTTTACGCCCCTCTCTCCGAGGCCGTAGATGCGCCAATAGTTGGGGTCGGCTTCCTTGAGGCGTTCTATCTCTGCGATGGTGGCCCGGTCGAGGTACGGGTTGTCCTTGTACGTGGTGCGGAAGAAGCTCGCGTCCGTGCGGGGGATGACCTCCTCGTAGATCCAGTGGTATTCGTCGGAGGGGTTGAAGTCGATGATGACCTTGTTCGTGGTCCGGAGCAGGAGCTGCCTCCAGTCCTCAAGGGAGAGCTCGTTGGCCTCGTTGATAAACAGGATTGACCTCTTGCGGCCCCTCACCTTTTGGGGTTGGTCTACGCTGATGAACTCGACGAGGTTGCCGAAGAGGACGTAGTTGGCTTCGCTCTTGTTGTGCTGTTCAGGGTTATATGCGTCTTCCCTTTCGAGTATCTCGAAGAAGTCCCGCATGACCGAGGCGCGGAGGGCGGGGAATGTCTTCCGGGCTATGGTGATGACGGCGCCGGCGTTCTCGTTCTCATAGCACAGTTCGACCAAGGACTGGAGTATCGAGTACGTCTTGCCCGATCGGGTGCCCCCTTGGTGGACTTGGATGCGGGAGCCGCACCCTTTGACGTGGTAGTACGTGGCGGGCTGCCTCACGCCACATCCGCGTTGTCATCGGTGAACCACGATAGCGGCTTCTTCTCGGCCACGGCTATCTCTTGCCGCTCTATGTACCCCCGGTTCTTGCCCTTGGTCTTGAGGTAGAAGATGGTCGCCGCGGGGTTGCCCTGGTCGATGAGCTTGTGGAGCTTGGACTCGGCGAAATCAAGAGCTACCTCCGACAGTTCGTCCACGGCGGCCTTGTACTCCGCGTCGCTCTTCATCCATTCGTAATGGGTGGACCGATGTACGCCCGCCATCTTACACGCTTGCGTAATGACGCCGAGGGACTTCTCCAACGCTTCGAGCAGCGCCTTTTTTTTGTCTGTCGGACTTGTCGGATTCATGCCTCTCCGGGTTCAATGTACATGACCGTCTCCGGATCGGGGTAGGGCAGGGGTATTTCTACCCACCAACTATGGGCCCGGTCTGCTCCTGACATCCACACCTCAAAGGTAAACTCCTCAGTGAATCCGTAATGGTCTACGGTGTGCCTCCACGCTCCGTTCTCCAAGAGTTGGAGGATGAGGTAATTGTCTCCTGCTGTAGGAGGGTCAAGGGTGCAGTGCCTCCACTTCATTTGTTCTGCGTCCATGTGCGTCTAATTATCGGGGGTCATACCCTGCGTCGGCTTTGCCCTCAAAGACGGGCTCGACGGTGAAGGTGTACTCGGCCCTCTTATACCTTCCTTGAATGCTTGAGCTTGCCTCGGTCCGGATGTGCCTTGCGAGCATGAGCTTTGCGACGGTCCTGCTGGATACGTACCATACCTCTCTCTCTTCATATTCCGGGCACGTAAACACCGCGCGATATGTCTCAGCCATGTACGGCTAAATATAGCAGGATTGCGAAGACTCCCACGTAGCCCCAAAAGGTGGCGCGGTATGCGTAGTCCTTACTCATTGGAATATCTGAGGGGCTGCCTGCACCCCCCGTTGAGGTTTGAAAGAAAGAACGTTTCAGGCATTTGCTTTAGATGCTTTCTGTCCGGTGAAGTCCTCCCACCGTTTGATGATGACGTCGCAGTATTTCGGGTCGAGTTCCATCCCGTAACATTTGCGCCCTGTCTTCTCTGCGGCGATGAGTGTAGAACCGGAACCGAGGAATGAGTCGATAACTAAGAATCCTTGCTTACTAACGTTCCCAATGAAATATGAAACAAGTTCAACAGGCTTGCTTGTTGGGTGACTCTCTGATCTTGATGGTTTGTCAAAATCATAAACGCTTGTTTGCTTTCTATCAGTAAACCAATTATGAGCATCTCCTTTTTTCCACCCGTAATGAATTATCTCATGTTTAGGGTGGTAATCGTGTCGAGACAGGCATAGGCTAGACTTATTCCAAACAAGCCCACTTTGATAATGTAAATCATTATCCTCGCAAGCTTGGATAAACTTTCTTACCTCTTTGCCTATTGGGCTACATATATAAAATGCTCCACCCTTATTAAGGCTTGCAACCGCCAGTGCTAATGAGTCTGTTAATAGTGCTTGAAGATCATCACCTTGAAGGTCGTCGTTTTTAACCTTTAGCCCATCAACCCTTCTATTCCTCGCTTTAGCCTGCTCTGGTGTTTCAAAGCCCAGGCTTATACCATAAGGCGGATCAGTGAAAATCATATCCGCTTTCTCGCCATTCATTAGCCTCTCCATATCCTCGGCCTTGGTCGAGTCCCCACAAAGCAAACGATGCTCTCCAAGAATCCACAGGTCGCCGAGCTGGGTCACGGCATCGGCAGGAACCTCCGGCACCTCGTCGGGGTCGGTCAGGCCCTCGTTCTCTTCTTCGGGCGTCCACACATCCAGACCCCACTCGGCCAGGGGATAGACATCCCACTCGTTGGCCAGTAGATCCCAATCCCATTCGCCAAAACCTACGTTATCCTTGATGACGAACTCGCTGGATTTATCGTGGCTCCAGTCCGAGCGGTAGATCGGTACCTCCTTCAGCCCGGCCTCTCGTGCTGCCTTTAGTCTCATATTTCCGCCGAGGACGATGTTGTCCTTGTCGACTACGATGGGACGCGCTTCGAGCATCTCCGGGAATTGGCGGAGGGAGTCTACGAGCTTCCGGAATTTCTCCTCGGTGATGGTCCGGGGGTTGTGCGGGTTCTCGCGTATGGTGTTAATGTCTGCCTTCAATTGCTCGAAATATTTGGAGTGCTACCTGTGGGACGATGGCGTTCCCGTATGCCTTTATTGACTCTCGTCTCCACTTTGGAAAGGTGATGCCGTCCAGCCTTTTGGGAAGCCCATCATTTCCTCCACAAACAGGGGCGACAGTTGGGAAGCCTTGCCAGCTTCTTGGGCCATCAAGTGATTCAATTCGCTTCTGCGCGTCGGCTGATCTGCCGGGCGTTCTTTCTCTGTCCCCGTGTTCCAACATCTCGCCGTCACAGTTGGAAGCCAAAATCCAAATTCTTTCCCTTTTGTGAGGGGCGTTGACGCTTGCAGCAGGAAGTACGACCGGGCAGACTTCGTAGCCTTCACCTTCCAGGTCAGCGCACACCGTGTCGAGAACCAGCCCTTCATTCCAACTAAGGAGGCCGCGAACATTCTCCGCCACGACATAGGTGGGGCGAGCCTCTCGAATGATTCTAAACATCTCCGGCCATAGATATCTATCGTCGGATGTCCCGGCCCGCTTTCCTGCTGCTGAAAAGGGCTGGCAGGGGAAGCCACCTGAAAGGACTCGTAAACGTCCTCGAAACGGAGTTGCATCGAAGGTCTTGACATCGTCGAAGGATTGGGATTCGGGGAAATGGTGGGTCAATACTTGGCGGCAGAACGGATCGCGCTCGACGTGGAAGACGTTCTCCCACCCCATCCACTGCGCGGCGAGGTCGAAGCCTCCGATACCGGAGAAGAGGGAGCCGTGGGTCATGCGCCAAATAACAACCTTTATATGCAAATATGCAAATCAAAGTTTGCCTTCTTCCCTCATAATCTTTTCCGCCCACCGCTTCCCTGCCAGCCCTCCCCAAAGGAGGTATGAGATAGTTCCGCAAGCCTTCGTATCGGACTCGTCGTAATCGCCCTCGGCCCGTGAGAGGTAGGAATACATCCGCTGGACGGTATCGAAAGAGACGGCCTCCTTCTTGGCCAGCTGCTGGGCCCGGACCTTACCGACTTGGGTGGCGCACTTGTTGTTGACCTTCTCGTTGAGCTCGATCCCGCGCTTGGCGTTATTGGATACCGCATCGGGGTAGTTGCCCCACGTCTTAAGATTTACACGAATACTCATAGGCTCGTTGAAGTTTCTCGACCATGCGCTTGTTCTTGCCGGTGCAGTTGCAGGGCTTCTCGTTGGCGTTGAAGGTCCGGTTAAAAATGTTGTACATGGTGCGCGATTCGGGGCGGCGCAAGCGCCCGCTCTTGATGGCCGGGAGCAGAGTCGCAAAGAGCTCCACGTCCTCCGGGATCATCTCCACATTGCGGCCGGGGAAGAGGGCGTTGAGTTTCGCGCGGCGCTCCTCGCACCCGCAGTCCTCGGCTACGGCGTGGACGAGCTTATCGATTCCCGTCGCCTTGGTGAAGCTGGCTACCTTGTCGCCTAGGCCCTTGGATTTCTTTTCTGACACGTCGGATTGTGGTGTATAGTGTGTGGCGGGATATGCCTGTCGCCTCTGCGAAGCTGTCGAGGGTATGCCCCTCCTCGAAATATATCGCAAAGACCTCCGCATCAAACCAAGGGAGATCGGCAAGGCGCTCCTCGATATGGGAGAGCAGCTCGTCGCGGTGTGCCGCTACCCCGTCCCCGTCCCACCAGTCTACTATGTGGTGCGAGAACTTGCGGCGGCGCTCGATATCCTTCCTCCACTTGTAGTGGTAGCGCGACGTCTTGGAGTTGTAGTTGTTGACCATCACCCGCAGGACCCAGTATTTCATCTGGTCCCGCTCTAAGAGGCCGGCTATGGTTTCGGTCTTGGTTTGGTAGAGCTGTAGGATTACCTCGTGGAGC